CAAGGTTGGGTTAACGGAACGCACGCATATGTGCTGACCTATCAAGATGAAATTGTGGCGGCAATGACATTTGGCAAACCTCGATATAACAAGCAAGCCGATTGGGAACTTTTACGACTTACATTTAAAAACAACACAGTTATTATGGGTGGCGCTCAAAAATTATGGAAATTCGCCATTAATGAATTACAGGCAACATCTATTATCTCTTATTGCGATCGGCGATGGTTCACCGGCGCGGTGTACAATAAACTCGGATTCACTCTTAAAACTCCGGGTGCGCCTACATATTGGTACACAGATTATGTCTCTAGATGGCACCGTAGTAAATTTACAAAGAAAAATTTATTAAAATTAAGCAAAAATATCGATATAAATCCTACCCAAGAAGATTGGTCTATATATAGTGAATCCCAAATAACAAAAGATATTCTCGGATTAGATCGAATTTGGGATTGCGGTCAAGATAGTTGGTTTTGGACAAAATAGTAAAAAGCCTATCTAGATTGATAGGCTTTTTAGTTTAAATATGTTTCCAAGTTTTTCTAGAAATAATATAATAGATAATTACATCTGACACTCCAAATTCATTCGCGAATGATTTATATGTGGTAACTCCTTTTATATATCTAGATCGAATTTCTAATACTTGAGATTCAGTAAGTTTGGCTTTTGCACAACGTTCACCTTTTGGACCGGTGCCGGGATGTAACTTGCCTTTTTGCGCAAGACTCATGTTAGCGCGGGCTTCGTCTGATTTTGGTTTATTTTTTAACGCTTCTCTAATTTTTTGTTTTGTTACTTCGGATCGGCATCTTCCTCGATTTGGATTATTTTCGCTAGATAAAGCCGTTGATATTTTTTGAATTGTCTCCGGAGATTTATTTTTACCTGGGTTAGCATCACTTTTCATGCGATTCGATAATCTCTGCCGAGCCTCTGCCGATATATTCGATGAACGACCTTTCATTTTTAGACTCTGTGCTAATTTTTGTTCGGGTGTTTTGTGTGTTCCAAAATTCGGATTATCTGCGCCGCATCTAGGATTTTTAGCGTGCGCAATACTCATATTTTCTTTTGCTTTTTCTGATTTCGGTACTCCTTTCTGCGCGGCGCTCATTTTCTTTTTAGTCTCTTCTGATTTGGGTTTACTATTCGCTTTGCGAATTCGTTCTAGCCCACCTGGCCCAGGTGATTTTCTTCCAGCCGCATTAAGATTAATCCACCTAGAATCGTTAACTACGTGGCATCGGCGTAATACCGATTGTTCCCAATAATCTGCTTGTGGAATTGTATCAAAAGTTCGTCTTATTTCATATTCAAATGATTCGATTCCATATTCTTTAATTAATTTATTAATTTGCTTGGAACTAGTAGTATAATTAAACATAAAATCTTGCAACGGAGTTAGACCTAATTTAATATTTTTAGTTCTAACTCCATAATAAACTTGGCCGGTCGGCTTAAATTTAAGTAGATATGTATATGGTCGAATTTCATTTATTTCTCTTTGATATTTCGAACTATATTGTCTACGGGTTTTAATCCGATTATCGATTACTTTTTGGATTTTCTCTTGTTTTAGTCGTTCTTTTCCTCTCTTATATTTTTCCGAGCAAGCTCGTCTAATTAATTCTCGTTCAGTTTTACGACGTTCGAATTCTTCAACTCGTTCTGGGATTTGTGCTGCATTAGTAACGCCTTCACCATAGGTCTCTTCCATATTTTCCATTCGATGTTCAACCATTTGCTGAACTGCTTCTGGATGAGTTTTCCAAAAATTCGATAAATTTTCTGCCTGACTTGCAGATTTACATTTTTTCGATCCGCATGTATTCCAATATCCTTTTTCAAATGTATTAAACAATAAATTCTCACCGCAATCACATTTCGATGGCTCAATATTCCTAGTAATGCAATAAAATTGCTCATTAATATTACGACAATTTCTTGTATTATTCCAATTATCCAAAAATTTTCGAAGTTCCGGCCTCGAATGTACTAATCTATGAAAACTTTTTGAATTATATTTTTGTACTAGCTCTTGAATTAATGAAATCATATTTTCTCCTATATAATATATGTGTATTTATTATATTATTCATATAATACCATATAAGAGATTAAAATGCAAGATTTATTTGTGTTCGAGCAAGAAAATGTCCGATAAATTTAAATTTATCGGACATTTTGTTAGTGTAACGTTTGAAGCTGGTTACTATGAAAAACTCAAATTTGCAACCGAAATCGAACTCAAATAATCGGCAGCATTACCCAAAGAACTAACGGAATTTGTTAGTTCAACGTATCCATATCTCGTGAGAAATGAGACCACGGGTTCGAAGGTAACTGGGTCAAGAACAACACCAGAACTCATCAAAGGAATATATGGACAGTAGAAAGCCGCTGCATCTGACTCACTTGCGCCCTTATAACCAACCAATACTGGAATTGCGTCATTTGCATAGCCGTCAACATAAATCTTCATTGAGCTATTCAAAGTTCCTACAAATTTAGTGTTAGTTGGCGCCTCAAATGTGCCTTCAGTTGTTCTTGCGAACGCTGAAGTAGTTGCTGACTGAAGAACAGTTAGTGCCGTAGGACTTACAACTGCCCAGTTACCTGCACCTCTACGTGTTCTCTGAGCAATTAAGTTAGCTGCTCGGTTAATCATAACTGCAAGTGCCGCGTGCTCATCGCCTACATAAGTAGCAGTACCTGAAACCAATGACTGATCAAAAGTCTGATCTGTGCCACTTAATGCGCGTAATGAACCCAAGATTTCCTGATCAATTTCAGCGGTGATTTCCTGAGCCAATGCAGCCATAATTTCGGCTTCTACATCAATACCGTGCATTGCCTGAGCGTCCTGAGCCGCTTCAAATGTCCAACGTGCAGATAGCTTACGTGACTTAGCTTCAACAGTCTGACGTAGAATCTGAACATTGATCTTGTTACCAGCCTGTCCTTCTAGGTTAGCAGTCCAATCAGCCTGTCCAGTTGTTGCACTACCAGAGTAAGCAGTTGCAATCTTGAATGGGCTTAGGGCTTCGTCGCCTGCTGTCGTGCCAGTATTCCACGGATAAGGAGCAGTAACATTTTCAGTCTGAGCATATCGTACACGCAAAGTCTGAATCTGACCTACTGGGCCTGTCATCGGCTGTACACCAACTAACTCGTTAGCGATAACGGTTGGCATAACACGTCGAATAACCGGTAGAATTACACGATTTAATGTTGCGATATTACCGGCTGCTGTTGAGCCACTAGTTGCACTCTCAAGCAGTGATTTGCGGGTGTTCTCGAGGATTGTAGCCATAACTGTCTTACGGTTACCTTGAAGTCCTTCGAGCAGGGCATTTTTTGTGTCAGCCCAACGATTTTCCAATAATGGTGTAGCCATTGTTCTTCTCCTTAAATATTATACCCTGCTAAACGTTTAATTGCCGTGAGGGAATCTTCATCCTGCGGTTTTAACAGCTTTGTCACCAGTAGATTCACTAATCATCTGTTTTCCAGTAGTAACCTGTTTCTTATTGGTTAATACCGCTGGCAAATATTTGTCGTATGCAGATCGTAATTGCGGAGTCTGCACAGTTTCTAATAATTGGCTCATTACTGCTTTCTTACTTCTATCTAATGGTGAAAGCAATTCCGAAAGTACGGTTGCCCGCGCCGCTCGGTTATTTAGTTTAATTAAATTCTGCTCTCTCGACTCAGCTATCTTAGTTGCCTTTGCTAACTTAGTCGTGACTTCATCTAATTTATTCTTAATTTTACGAACTTCTTTATTTTCGTTTAAATATGTTCCTGTAAATTCAGTTGCAAAGGCTTCATAGATCTTACGGCCAAAATTATTCTGCCGTGCAATCTTTAGATCACCGTGTAACTGTGTTAGTTCATGATTTAAAGTTTCGGCAACAATTTTACTTACTGCCTTACTGCTTCTTGCAATGAACTTCTGTTTTAGTGCGGCTAACTGATTCTTTGCTTCAGAAATTAACTTGACTCTTGTTTCAGCCAAGGTCTTCTTATCTTCTGCAAATTCATTAATCTCTTCTGCTAGTGAACTAAAAACAAACTTTTCTAACTTTTTCTTATGAGCTTCTGTTAATTTACGCTCTTGCGCAAACTCTGCTAGCTCTTCAGCCAAGGCACGTGTTGCAAATGCATTGAACTTTTTAGCAGCGGATTTCATTTCATTAACTGTTTTGAGTTTTAGCTTCGATACCTGATTGCGCTCTTCTTTAACCTGGGATATTTCCTTTGATAAAGTTTCGGCGACCATTTTGTCAAGTGTCTTGACCATAACTTTTTTATCATGCTCGTAACGCTCGGCGAATTCTTCACGGGTATTAGTCCGAATTTCGGACTTCATCTCCGTTAACTTCGCCTCCCATGCAGCATTGATGGCAGTTCGAGTCTCTTCATTTATTACTCCACTCTTAAGGAGTGATTCGAGAGCATCCAACATAATTTAATCTCCTATTGCTTTTATTTATTACCGGCTTAAAAATATATGTTATTAAGCCGATTTTTCGTGTAATTTACTCGGTATCTTCATCCCCACCTAAGTCTTCTAACTCAGCGATTGTATCTTCCATTGTGCATCCAGCTTTTCCCATGTACTCATGCTCATTACTTAAAGCCATTTTAATATTTGCATACCAATATGATTTAGCACGGGAAACAATATGATCTCCCCCAGGAATTCGCCGTACTTGATTCAATGCTTGATCAATTCTCTCTACTAGTTCGGACATTTCTTCCCAGCATTCGGATAACTCTGATAATGTTTCTCCGCCGTCAAAAGATTCCTTAACCAACTTTTTATATTTTGTTATTTCCTCGATTAAATTCATTATTATCTCCTGTTGCATTCATCAATCTTTAATTTGCCTTTCTTTGAAAACGGCCCCGGTGTTACTTTTGATTCGTCGATCAATTCCCAATTTTCCTCAAAATTTTGAACTTTGTCCCAATCTTTATTTTTAACAGCATTGCGATATTCTATTACTTCTTTTTCTGATGGAACTCGAAACTTATCCCCAGAATGACTTGTTATAATTCTTTCGCCACCGTTACCTAAAGGCATTGATCCTGTAGGTACTGATTCTTTAATCGATCCCCATTTATTTTTCTGTTTTGCACGAATGGCAAATGTAAGTTGATGCTCTTTTTTCTTAAGAACTTCTGTCTTATTTGGATTTTTCTTGCATTTAGCTAATTCGGCCTTTAACTCAGAAAGAGTATAATTTTTCCATTTACCCTCATCTTTTTTCTTGGTGGCCATCTTCTCATTCCAAGACTCGTTTAAAACATTTTGATATTTTGTTATTTCTTCAAGTAAATCCATGTTGGCTCCTCAGTTCTTAATCATAATACGATGGTGTATATTTACGTGTCTTCGGTTTTTTAACCTGTCTAACTCCGTGTTTAACTAACCAATCAGCAAATTCTTTAACATTAGTAAATCCAGTAGATTTTAAATTATCTTTTCCATTCATAAACCATGCTTCTGGATTATGAGAGGAAATATCTTGTACTACTAATCTAACTGGGCTAAACAAATAAAATTCTAATTCATCTACATCTGCCGGGCCAACCTTACTAATCGTTAAATCTGATATAACTCGAAAGACTTGTTTTTCTTTCGGATCTGTAAAATCTTTTGGATATTTCATACGCGTTTCAAGCGACGATAATTCAGCCATTTCATAATCATATTTGTTATAATAATGATCAACAGTATTTTCATCTTGAGGACCATTAAGAAATTTAATTATAATTTTTGCATCACGTAGTGGCAATCGAATACCATACTCTTTTCCAATGGAAATCAATTCTTCCGGAGTTTTTCCTGCTAATGGCCTAGGCACCGATGATTCCAATATAACTCGTTTATAATTTTGAATTTCTTCTATTAGATTCATAAAAAATTCC